GTCGAGAAGTCCGCCGCCGAGAACCCCTGCCCTTGCTGGTTCATCGGCCCGTACGGCGCGAACAGCGCACCCCACGCACCCAGCAGGCCGGTCGGGACGACCGCGAAGACACGGCCGACGCCCTTGGTGCCGGCGTAGATCGACGCCGCCGCGGCCCACAACGCGCCGGCGATCTGGTCGGCGGTGTTCGCACCCGTCGGCAACGTGGTGCCGGCGGTTGCGGCGGCCGCGAACGCGGTCGCGGCGGCGGCTTCGGTCTGGATCGCGTACTGCGCCGCGAGGTCACCGATGATGATGTCCATCACACCGGGGGTGGTGAAGTCGATGTCCTGGCGCGAGACGTTGACGTAGCCGCCATACGTGATAGCGGTCGCTGTCAGCTTCGTGATCGTCATTTTCTGCGACACGAGCTCGGCCTTTTCTGCCGCCGCATCGCCGGCGGACGGCTGCAACCCAACCGAGGTGTGCTGGGTGACCTTCGGCCGGCCCCAGGTCTGCCCAGGCAGATCCCGCGGGCCGAGCGCGGACACCAGCGGCCGGTTCGAATCAACGAAGTTGACGACGGGGCCGAGGATCGGCGCCGGAATCAGACCCGGGTTATCACTGGTTTTCTGGTGGGCGGCCGCGCGGTTGTAGATCTCGAGCCGCTGGCGGGCGTCGTTGTCGCCGAGCCCGGCCCGCCACTGATCCATCGCGTACTCGCCCGCGGAGCGGTACTCGATCTCCTTCGGAGCCGCCGGCTGCTCGCGCATGAACGGCGCCAGCTCGGCGATCTTCGCCCGGGACTCGGAGCCCATCCGGCGCAGGTCGATCAGCTGGTCGAGCTGCGGCTGCAGCTCGCCGACGCGGGTGCGTGCCCGGGTCGCCATCTCCATTTCCTGGCTGTTGAGGTCGCGTCCCTCTTTCTCGGCGTCCTCGACGATCCCGTCGATGAACGTTTGTTTCTCTTCGATCTCGGCGGCGAGCCGCGAGAGCATCTGGTCGGTGGTACGCATGTCGTCCTTTCGAAACGAGGTTGTCGTTTCGCAGCTGCGTGCGTCCACCTCACCCCACGGGAACCCCGGCGCCCCACGGGCCATCAACGGGGTTATGTGTTGGTGGTCTATTCGATTAAAGCGTAACGGTCGGCTAGACGCCAGCCGCGGACGACTTCGAGGTTCGGCCGTGCCGCCGCCGGCGCGACGACACTCGCGTTGTCGCGGACGGCGAGCACGTTCGTGCCCTGATAGGCCGGGCTGTGGGTCATCGCGATGTGGTCCAGCCAGAGCCGCGAGAGGCGCCGCAGGCCGCGTTCCGGCCAAGTCTCGCCGCCGTCCGGGACACCGAACCCGGCCGACGCGTCCAGCAGCCCTTCGTCGGCGAGCGCGAGCGTTTCGTCGCCCTGCTCGGTCGGCGCGATCCGCAGTTCAGCGACCAGCCCCTCTTCTCTCGAGGGGTGGAAGCGGATTGCTTTCCCGACGACCTTGTCGAGGACGTGTTCGCGGTTCACGACGATCCGGCGTCGGGTCGCGTCGATCCCTTCGAACGCGCCGCGGGAGACGATTTCGCGGATCATGCGGCCGCGGTGGACGACCTGCGCCTCGACCTCGTAGGGCATCACCACAAGTTCGATCTGTCGTTTCGGGAACGACACCCCTAACTGCTGGTCTGCGACCTTCCGGATTTCGATTTCGAGCTGGGTCATTTCAGGACTCCCTGTGCGACGTCGGCGGGTGTGGAGTTGTCCAGCCGTTCGGCGGCGCGGATCTCGTCGATCGTGATCGCCCGCTGCCCCGTGACGGGGTCCTGGAGGGCGAACAGGATCTGGTAGGCCTGCGCACGGGCCAGGGGCGGCGGCTGCACGAACTCGTCCCGGTTCAGTTCGACGGTGGTGCCGCGCGGCAACAACCAGCCGGACAACGCGGACATCAGTGTTTGGGCGGTTCCTTTCAGGCTGTCGCGCCACCAGAAGTCGAAGAGGTCGCCCATGTTCTTGTACGTCATCGACTCGCCGGAGCCTGGCAGCCCGACGATCTCCGGTGGCACGCCGAGCAGCTCGGCGATCCGGGAGTCTTGGTAGCGCTCCAGATCAACCAAACCGAGCTCGGTCGGGTTGATCTGCGACGGCTTCCACTGCAAACCCTTGTCGAGCACGGCTGGTTCGCCGATCGACGACATCCTGCGTTCCACCCATTTCTGTTGGATCACCAGCGCCTGGTCGGGCGAGATTTCTTCCTGCGACTCGAGCACCCCGACGGGGACACCACCGGAGGCGACGATCTTCGCGCCGTACTGCATCAACGCCTCCGCCGCGACCATCCGGTAGGCGCCCGCCTCCAATGGGCCGTGGCCGTGCAGGTCGACGATGTCGCCCTGGTAGCGGATGTGCAGCAAATCGCTGGTGACGTCGGCGCCGCCGATCTCGTACCGTCTGAGGCCGTCGCGGCCGCGTTCGACTTCCACATACAGCGGCGGCACGACGTGGAAACGCGACGGCCACCCCGTTGCGTACCTGGCGGTGGTGAGCAGGAACACTTCGCCGAGCATGTAGTCCCACACCATTTGCTTGCAGAACTCCTCCCAGGACACGTACAGGTCCGGGTCGGGGTTGTTCAGCCAGTCCGCCGACAACGTGTCCGCCGCGTCGACGAGATACGGCGGCATCGTCGACAACGCCCTAGAGGTTTTGTCGACACACAGCCAGGCGGTGTCGGTCAGGCGTTGCAGCTGACCAGACCAGTTCGGTGTGTTCCAGTCGGCCGGCCACCCAGACCAGCCCGACGCGACGATCCTCGGCGGCGGCCCGGCCGGCAGATCCGTCCCCTCGACCGTGACCCCGTGCGGATCCCCCGGGACAACCAACTGATCCGGCCCGACGGTCGACGGTGGAACGGCGGCGGGGTCGTTCGGGTTCGGGACGACGCCCTCGTCGGACGCGGCGCGTGGTCTGAGGCCGCGGAGGTTCATCAGTAGACCGTCGGCACCCTTGATGGTTGGGCTGCTGCGTGGAGCGCCCAGACCATCGCCTTGACGAGATGCGTCGGCCCGGACGGCTCCAATGCGAGCCCTGCCGCGCGTTCACGCACCATCGCTACCGCCATCGCCTCGTCAAGGTCGGGGGTATCGTCATGAACAACCATACCGCCGACCGCGAGATCCCGTAAGAGCGCGAGCCCGGCACGGGTCTCGGCGCCGCCGACGGGTTTCGGCGGCGGCCACAACCCGGCAGGCAGCGACGCGAGCATCGACCCGCCGACGCCGAGCTGCTTCACCCGCCTGGTGACGAGGAGCGACTGCAGGTCCCTGACGGCGGTTTCCCAGTTCGGGCACAGCCACCCGTCGACCTCCACCCGGCCATCCTGGAGTTTCGCGGCGGCCGCAACAGCGGCGCCGGACCCGAAGTCATCCTCCACCATCACGAACAACGGCTGGTCGTGCGCCTCCAAAGGTTCCTGCAGCCCTTTCCACAACCCCGCCGGCAGCAACGGCTCCCCGTCAACGCCGCCCTCCATCGACCTGGGCCACTGGTTCAACCACTGCGTCCGGAACGAAATCTCCGGGTCGGGTTCGGTCGGGTCGCGGATCTCGCCGGCCTGGATCGCCGCCAGCTGCTGCCCCACCAGACGTTCCCGCTGCGGCGTCCAGTGTGGTGACGCTAAACGCCACGCGTCCACGCTGTCGATCGGCAGCTCCGGCGGCGCCGACCACTCCACCAGCAGATCGCCTGTCCCGGTCTCGAGCTCGGCCAGTGCCGCTTTGCGGCGTTGCAGCATCAGCGCCTCCGACCGGCGGTGCGCCGTCGAGATCAACATCAGCTGTGGCTGCGTCCGTTCGACCATCGTCGGCACTAGCGACTCGTCAACGGTTGCGGCTGTCACCTTCCAGGCCTCGTCGACGGCCGCCAGCGACACGCTGTGCCCGTAGGCGGCTTCTTTCGCCCTGACCATCCAGCGGGAACGGCCGGGCAGCCACTCCAACGCCTCCTGCCCGTTCGTCTGCCGAATGTGGTAGTCGCTTCTGCGTTCTTCCTCTCTTGCCCACCACAACGCCGGCCGCTGCACCTCACGGCAAACCGCGAGATCTTTCCCCGTGTGGACGATGTCCTGCGGCTCCCCGAACCTGTCGGTCTGATGCATCCGCCACAGACACAGCTCCCGCAACAGCCACGACTTCCCGACCTGCCGGGCGACCGTCAACACGCTCGCGTCCCACACCAATTCGCCCTGCGAATCGACCTCGAGCAGCCGGGTCGCTACTAGACGCTGCCACCAGCGAAGCGGCCGCCCTTCACGGCCGGCCGCCCACTCACAGAACACCTCGCCGAGCGAACCCGACGCCCGCGGGTGCGGTACCGTCATGAACCTCGGCCACACCGCCTCCGCAGGCACATCCAGAAGCGACTCGAGCCACGGCACGCGCCACCGCCTGTCATCCGACGGAACACCCGTCCGTTCCGGCGGCAACTCGGCGACCATGCCGCCCCGCAACGGCTTCGCCGCACCCCGGTTACACGCCGCATGCTCCGGCCCCGTATAGCCGCGCCGGTCATCTGTATGCCCCAAATCCCAGTCCTGCCCCGGCACGATCCAATCACCACAGCGGGCGCACCGCACCCGGCCCGCCAACACCAGGCGGCCATACTCCGCCCGCATCCGCTGATGCGCCGCCCCATAGCCCCGAGCGCTAGTGGATGCCCTGACCTTCGCCGGCATCAGCTCGAGGGGTGGGAAATCTGATGAGGAACGGGGGTCATCACCGTCCGCCACCAAAAAACCGGCCGTGTTTTTGGCTTAACCATGCGGGTTTGCGGGTCAGATGTTGCCTGGGATCGTGACGAGAAGCGGCGACCCGTTCGGCGGTTCGGTGCCGGATTCGCTGCCCGCATGCGTTTTGACGGGGATGATCCAGCAGTCACCCGTGAGGGTGGGCCGTCCGGTTGATTGGTAGCGGTGCCAGCTCGTGGCGGCGGTTTTCTGCTGCAGGTAGATGACGTTCTGGGGGGTGAGCCGCATGAGGTTGCCGGATCGGTCGGTGTTGTTGGAGTCGAGGCGGTGGACGTAGAGCATGGTTGCTTGGCGGGGGTCGTCGTGGTTGACACCCATTTTCCCGGCTTGTGCGAAGGGGCCGGTGATTGCTGGTCTCTGCCAGTTCCACTCAGCGTTCACGGGTTTAGCCGAAGCCGTTGAAGTAGGCGAGTGCGATGAAGATCGCGATGATGACCAACGCTATTTCGCCGATCGTGACGGTGCGGTAGTTCATCGGGCACCTCCCGTGTTCAGTGTGACGGGTCTGGGACACGCCATGTGAAATGCGTAGGCGGTGTTGGTGACGTGGTCGTAGTGGAACCAGCAGGCCTGCCTCGAGATCACGACCGGCTTGCCGCAGGTGGTGCACGTCTTCGGCTCCCAACCGCCACGTGTGGCATGACTGCCCTTAGGTATGGAGCGGTAGAAGCGGCTGATGTCATCGTCACGTCGCACTAGTGCAGCTCCTGCTGACGCGCCTCATCCCAGAGTTGGTAGCGATCGCCGGCGGCGAACCTCGCACCGGTCAAATGCTCGAGCTCGTCGAGGCCTTCCTCGAACGCGTCACTGTCGGTGCCGTTCCAGTCGTGGGCGAACCTGTGGCCGGCCGCGAGCAGCTGTTTCTGCGGTGACGACGACGCGCCTTCCACAGGCGAGGCGACGTCGTCACCGCTATTTGAGTTACGTAGTAACTCTGGGCTAGCGTTTTGATAGCGCTCTGCTATCCGGTTGCTAGCAGTTATCTCAATGAAACCCGCATCACTGAGCGCTTCCAGTTGTGCGTATGCGACACGGCCGCCGAGTTGTCGCGACATGCTGGCGGCTCGCACGCGGATCGCTCGGCGACTCCTTGCGTACTCCAACCACAGCGTTATCAACAACCCGCGTTGGGCGAACGTGAGGTCGAGGAACGCCGAGTCAGACATCAACTCGGTGTAGACCTTGATCCACTTCGGCTGCCGGTTCTTGTAGTGCTGGAACCGCCGCCAGTTGGGAATCACGATCCACCCTTCCATCTATTCGTCGGGCGTATCAATCGGGTCAGCGAACTCCGCCAGTGCCTCTTCGACCTGCTGCTCGTGGGCTTGGCGCACCGAGGCGGGCGCCACGTATTTCGACTCCTCTTCTTCGACGGGGTCGTCGGCGTCGATGTAGTCGGCGTGAACGACGATCGGCTCGTTGGCGGGCCGGTTGAACTCGGACACTTCGTCGTCGAGGATCAGCCCCAAGGCGATGTGTGGGGCGTAGTCGACGATTACGTTCTTCGACGCTCTTGCCCAGCACATGCGGCCTGGGTGGGTCTGCCAGTTCGTCTTGTTCGCGAGCCCGGCTTTCTTGGCCATCTCGACGGTGAAGGTGGCGCGGCCGATCTCCTCCCCATCCTTCGACAGCACCGCTGTTGCTTTCGTTTCGTCGTCGTCGACGCGTGTGATGCGGTAGCCGTCCCGCTGCGCCAGAGCGCGTAGCAGCTGGGCGCCGACGGAGAGGCGGCCGGCAATCACCGTCAACTCCGCAGCCGCGAGCGGCGGCAGGCCCAGCTCCTCCGCGTAGTACAGGCGGAGCGCGGCTGAGGCGCCCTTGGCTTTCTCGTTGTTGCCGCCGGACTCGGACAGCGCGAGCCAGGTGCCCAGCCGGGCGAGGTCGTCGAGGCGGCTCTCGCGAACCGCCGGCAGGGTGCTATTCACAGTGGTTTCGGCCATTCAGAACTCCACCTCCGTCGTTTCCGTCGTCGTCTCGGTGGTGGTCACCGACTCGGCGTCGTTGTCGTTGTCGTCCTGGTCGGGCTCGGCGGGCTGGTCGGGTTCTTGGACGGGCGGCACAGGCTGCGCCGGCGCCGTCGGCTGCGGATCAGGTGTTGCGGTAGACATCGGTTCCTCCTTGTAGAAGTCAGGGTTAGGGCTGCCCATTGCTGTCTGGGTCGCCGCGTACGCGAACGTGGTGGCGTCGACGCGGCGGTAGGTCGCACAGTTGACTTTCCGGGCGGGCGGCGGCCAGTGTTCGGCGGGGCCGTCGTCCCACTCCTCGAAATACCGTCCGCTGTCGGGATGCACCAACCTGCGCTCGCCGTCCAACGGGCCGCCCTGCAGGCGGACGGTTTGGCGTTCCATGCTCACCGGCGGCCTCCGGCCGCAAGAGCAGCGAGCCGCTGGATCTCCTCGCGTGTCTGTTCGGCGTGGTAGTCGCCCTCGTAGTGGCCCTGGCCGTCGTCGCCGCCGCTTGCCCGCCACGTTTCCGGGTCGGTCATCTGGAACAGGTGCTCGGCGAGGTACGTGGCGCGGGCCAGCGCGTTTTCGAGTTCCCGCACCCGGGCCGCCAGCACATCACGCTCGTCGGTGCTCACCGCAGCGCCCGCCACACCACCGCCAAAACGGCCAGCGCGAACACGAACAGCAACAACGTCACGCCGCCCTCGCCCGGATGTGCTGCAGCAGCTGGTGGCCGATCAGCTCCGTGTACGCCGGCGGGATCGCCTGCGTCAGTTCCTTCCACGTCATCCAGTCGATCCCCATCACCTCACGGGCGAGAGGGATCCCTTCAGCGACGGGCAGCCGGGCGTCATAGGTTCGCCCCTCGGTTCCATTTCGCCTCTGATACAGCGGCGAATTGTCACCGTAGATACCGAGTACGGGCCGTGAACCGTGGGCGCAGGGCGGCACCATCACCGGAAAGTTGGTCTCGAACAGACGGTGCCGCGCGATGTCGTATCGGCCGGCCCTGAGACCCATCGAGGCGCCGCAGATCTTGACCGGGTCGATGAGCGGGGCACCGACGACGTTCTCGATCACGTACGGCAGCCCGGTAGCGATGAGCAGATCGCGTGTCGACGCGACGAGATCCGGGTGCTCGCCCGCGTTCCACATGTGCTGCATGCTCGAGTGCGCCTGACAAGGCGGCGACGCATGGATCGTGTCCACGCGTCCGGCCTCCCAAAGGATGTCGTGCCAGTCCAAAAGCACGTCTGCACGCATGAACTGGAACGGGTAGTTCAGCTGCAGGACGATGTCGACGCCAATCACGTCGAAGCCGGCGCGGTGGTAGCCCATCGCCGCACCGCCGGCGCCGCAGAACAAATCCAGGATGCGCGGTCTCACGGCTTGCACGACCAGGGCGACCAATCCCGGCCTGACGCGACGAAGTACCGGTACGCGGCCTGCGCCTGCCCGAGCGCGGTGCTCGAGTCGCCGTAGACGGCGCGTTCGTGTGCGCCCATCTGGAACAAACCTTGGTATTGGCCGTTGTGCGCCCGGGTCGACAGATGAGACTCGCACCGCGCCACATCGATCGCCTGGTCGGCGTAGGGGCCGAAGACGTAGCGGATCGCCGCCTCCGGCCCGGCCGGGGCTACTGCCGGCCGGGCTGCTTGGAGGCGGCGGCGCAGACGCAACA